GGGCTGGAGCGGCGACGGCGGCACGGGCGACTTCTTCAGCGTCTACGCCGTGCTCAACGGCGTGCTGGTCACCCAGGACGCCCCGCCCCAGCTGGACGGGGTGAAGCAGCTGCTGGCTCGCTACGACCGCGACGCCAACGGCAGCTACATCGTCCGCGGCATGAACCTGATCGCCCTGGGCAAGGACAACACCGGCAGCAACTACGTTTACAGCGTGCAGGACGGTGTTGCCAACGTGCAGGGCTTCAAGATCGACAAGCCTCAGGCAACGCCCCTGAGCTACCCGATCGACCCTGACCTGCAGACGGTCAGCAACGAGCCGCGCACCAGCGCAGGGGCCGGCACGCAGACAATCACCACGAGCCGCACCCCACTCAACCAGATTCTGGACGTGGTGATCACGGCCGAGCGGACGGTCACTATCACTCACGGGTCGTTCACCGGTTCGATCGACCCGCTGCCTGACAGCTCGGTGCTTAGCATCGAAAGCGTCATTCAAGGCGGCACCACCTACAGCCCTGGCACCGACTACGTGCTCAACGCTGACCAAGTGGACTGGTCGCCGGGCGGATCAGAGCCGGCACCTGGCAGCACCTATACCGTCACCTACCGCTACCTGACGAGCGTCACCCCAAGCAACATCAACAGCGATGCCGGCACGTTCCAGATCAGCGGTGCTGTGGCCGGCACGCTGGTGCTGACTGACTACCAGTGGAAGCTGCCTCGTTTCGAGGTGATCTCTCTTGATGAAGAGGGTTACTTCCAACGGATCAAAGGCGTCAGCTCGGCTTTTGACGCCGACGAGCCTCTGGTGCCACCGTCCCAGCTGCAGATCGCTTCCATCTACCTGGACTGGAAAAGCACTTCGACTCCGGCAGTGGACAACAACGGCACCCGAGTGATGCCGATGGCAGAGCAGCGCCAAATCAAAGACTCAGTGGTGGAGCTCTACAAGCTGATCGCAGACGAACGCCTTCAGCGCGACATCAGCTCGAGCCAGCCCACTGCCAAATATGGGGTTTTCACCGATCCACTGTTCGATTACGACCTGAGCGATGCGGGCGTGTCTCAGGATGCAGTAATCGTCAACCAGGAGCTGCAGCTCGGCATTAACGCCACGACAGCTTTCGCCGCACAGAACAACAGCGCCGTTCAACTGCTGCCTTACAGCGACGAGTTCTTGGTGAGCCAGGAGCTGCGCACGGGCAGCATGAAGATCAACCCTTACCAGAGTTTCGATCCAGTTCCGGCTCGTGTGCTGCTGAATCCCAGCATCGACCTGTGGACCGTCTTCAACGATCAGGTCACTGCTGTCACCCAGCGGTTCAACAGGGGCAGGGGATGGCTGACGCGCACCGACACCAGCACCGTCACTGCGCTGGTGTCACAAACCAACAGCGCGATCGAGTTCCTCCGCCAGCGCACGGTTAATTTCACCGTGGAAGGATTTGACGGCAGCGAAGCCCTTCAAGCCCTGATCTTCGACGGAATCGACATCACTCCCGCCGGTGTGGTGGCCAACAGCTCTGGCAACTTCGCCGGCAGCTTCACCGTTCCTGCTGGTGTGCCGGCTGGCACCAAGCTGGTGGAGTTCCTGGGCAATCAAGGCAGCTTCGGTCAGGCCGAATACACCGGCCAGGGCGCGCTGGCAGTGCGCCGCTGGCGTCGAACCACTACCATCACCCGCCGCCGCTTCGATCCACTCGCTCAGAGCTTCACCCTGCCCGCTGGCCGTCACCTGACGGGTGTGGATCTGAAGTTCGCCGAGATTGGCAACACCAGCAACCCTGTGCTCGTGCAGATCCGCGAGTCGGACAACGGCTTCCCCAATCAAACAGTCATCGCCGACGCGATCATCCAGGGCTCGGATCTCACAACGGCAAATACCTACGTCCGCGCCGACTTCGGCACTCCGATCTACCTGGAAGGTGGCACCGAATACTTCGTGGTGCTCATCACCGACGACGCCACTCACGCGGTGCGCGTGGCGGAGCTTGGCAAATACGACAGCAACGCTGGTCGTTTTGTCACCGCTCAGCCCTACACCGTGGGCGTGCTGCTCAGCAGCTCCAACGCTTCTACCTGGACGCCTCACCAAGAAAAGGACCTCACCTTCCGCCTGGTGGGCGCGGCCTTTACTGCCACTCAGCAGACCATCAACCTGGGCAGCATCAACGCCACCAACATGACGGACCTGCAGGCGCTGGCTCCTGTGGACCTGCCAACCAACGACACCAGCGTCAGCTTCCGCTACACCCGCTCGACTGGCGAGGTGTTCACCCTGGCTCCTGGTCAGTCGCTCCAGTTCGCTACCAGCATCACCGACACCATTCAGGTGCAAGCGGTACTGAGCGGGACCAACATCGCCAGCCCGGTCCTGTTCCCTGGCGTGCAGTCTGTCATCGGCACCCTGGACGACGCAGCGTTCTACCAGAGCCGCCAGTTCCAGATCGGAGCAGGTGGCAGCACCATGCGGGTGACCTTCGATGCTGTCGTCAGTGGCACTGCGTCCGTGGTGCCCGAATACGACAACGGGGGCTTCCAGGCGATGACCCTAGCCGAGACCACCCAGTTGGGCGACGGGGTGGTGGAGTACGTCTACGAGGACACCGGCATCGTGGGCCTGACGGCCTCCAAGGTGAAGTTAAGCCTGACGGGCACCCCGGCTCACCGTCCGTTTGTCCGCAACGTCCGCGCCGTGATGGTTTAATCCGATGAGCACTAACACCAACACCACCAACCGCAGCTATCCGCTGCCTTATCCTTCAAACCTCCTGGCGGTTGATGTGCTGCGTTTGAGGGATGCGTTGATCGCAATCGACGCAGACATGGCCGCTCGCCCTAACGCCGCAGACGTTTACAGCAAGGCGGAATCTGTGATCAGCCTGGGCACGCAGCAGGCAACCACCAGCGGCACATTCAAGGACTTCACCGTGATCCCTTCATGGGCTCGTCAGATCACGGTGGCATTTTCGTCTGTCTCTACCAACGGAACGGCTGACCTCTTGGTGCAGCTTGGCAC